CTCGCAGCCGCCCGTGGGCTTCTTCCAGCCGCAGTCCAACGCTCAGGAACTGCTGACCGTCTACCAGCAGTTCATGAACATGGCCGACGACCTGTCGGCGATCCCGAAATACATCACGGGCAGCGGCGCGACCGGCGGCGCTGGGCGCACGGCCTCGGGCCTCGCCATGCTCATGCAGAACGCCTCCAAGATCCTCCAGACCGTGGCGGCCAACATCGACCGCGACGTGATGGCCCCGGCGCTCCAGCAGCTCGTCGACATCATCATGCTGACCGACACCAGTGGGCTGCTGACTGGGCAGGAGGACATCGCCGTCAAGGGCGTGAACGTGGCTGTCCAGAAGGAGACCCAGCGGTCCCGGCAGCTTGAGTTCCTCCAGATCACGGCCAACCCGATGGACTTCCAGATCATGGGTCCGAAGGGCCGGGCCGCCGTGCTACGCGCCGTGTCCGAGACCATCGGCATGGACGGCGAGGACATCGTGCCGCCGGACGAGCAGCTCCAGCAGATGCTCCAGCAGGCCCAGCAGGGCCAGCAGGGCGCTCCGGGTGCTCCCGGCGCTCCCGACATGCAGGACGCCGCCAAGCAGGCTCAAGGGGGCCAGCAGGGGCCTGCCGCGACCGGCGACATGGGGCCGCGCGTCAACCTACAGGCCAAGCAGTCAGCGCCCGGCGCGTCGCCGGTGCCGCGCATATCAGGCGGGGTGCAGTAATGCCCAATGGATACCTCAACGCTCCCAACCCCGGCGATGACGGCGTCCCCGTCGTCGGCAACGACACCACCGATCAAGGGCCGTACCGCTTCCTGATCGTCGGCACTGCCGGCACGCTCAAGGTCGACACGATTGCGGGTGTGACCCGCACGTACCCCGCAGTGCCGGTCGGACGCTTCGACGTGGGCGTCAGGCGCGTCTGGGCCACAGGCACGTCGGCTGTCGTGATCGGGGTTCCGTAATCCCCGGCTACCCCCGGGGTAACCGCCAGCCATCGGTGGCCGGCACATCTGAAAGGTACTGCAATGAAGGGACTGACCAGCAATGGGAAGGCCACCGCTTCACCGAAGTCGAAGGTGATGGCGTCTGGCAAGGGCGGCTTCGCGAAGGGTGGCACTGGCCACATGGCGAAGAAGTCCGGAGCAAACCCGCAGCCGAAGGCCACGACTTCTCCGGACTACACCGGCCTGAAGAAGACCATGGCTTCCGGCGGCAAGGGCAAGATGTTCGGGAAGCAGACGGCGAACAAGGCCAAGACTGGCACGTCGTCCCCGGCCGAAGGCTGAGGAGGCCATACACATGGGTGCCAATCCCTTTCCGCTTGACCTCGATGGCAGCGACCATGGCGTAGCCGCGAAGCTCATCGGGTCGTCCGAAACCAGCATCACCGCCTTCGCCGGCGGTGGTCAGGCCAACGGTCGTCTTCTGAACGCGACCCTGAGCCGTGTCACGACCGTCGCTTCTGCCGGTGACAGCGTGAAGCTTCCGGTCGCCAAGGCCGGCTGCTTCATGCTCGTGCAGAACTCGGCTGCTGCCAACTCGATGAACGTCTTCCCCAACACGGGTGACGCCATCGCGGCCGGTGCCGCCAACGCCGCCTTCGCAGTTGCCGCCGGCAAGAGCGCGTACTTCTTCTGCGCGGCCAACGGCTTCTGGGGCGCAGTGCTCTCGGCCTAAGCCGTGAAGAACCAACGACTGACCCTCGCCAGCGCGAAACTGGCGAGGGGTGCCCCTGCGCTCTGGGCCGACTTCATGACCGCGCTTGCGGAAGAGCACCAAACCACCATCGCAGCCCTCATCTCGTCGCCTCCCGACCAGCTCGCCTCAGCTCAAGGCCGCGCTCAGATCATGACCGCGCTCCTGAGCCTATTGGCGACCTGTGTGAAGGACGCAGACCAGATCATTGAGAAAGCAAAGAAATGATCAACCAGCAGTCCGTCCTACCCAACGGCGGCGTCGACCCCAACGTGAAGATCCCGGCCGCAGTGCTCGCAGGCGCGGCCCGGTCCGACGAGATCCACAAGGCGGCGTACCAGACGACCATCGAGGACGCGCCGGCCTCGGCCGAGAACCAGCCGGCCAACATCGCGCTCACGGAAGCGCCGGCCGCGACGCAGCCGGTCCAGCAGGCTGAGCCCGCCCCGGCCCCGGCTACCCCGCAGGTAACGGACCCGGCCGATGACGACCTGTCGTGGCGTCACAAGTTCCTCGCAGAAAACGGCCGGCTGAAAAAGGCGCTGGAGAACGTCCGGCAGCTTTCCGAGCAGGTGCAGAACATGACCGCCACGATGGCGGCGCTGCATCAGGCCCCGCCGGCGCAGCAGATCGCGCCCGAGCTGAACGCCCAGTCGTTGCTCACGCCGCAGGAAGTCGAGGAGTACGGCCCCGAGTTTCTGGAGGTCGTCGGCAAGAAGGCGGCAGAAATCGCACGCCGTGAACTGGCGCAGCGAGACGCCGAGATTAGCCGGCTGCGCGCGCAGGTAGACGGTGTGCAGACTTCGGTGAGCATGGATGCTCGCTCGAAGATGAAGCAAGAACTCGCGGCCCGCCTGCCCAACTGGGAGCAGGTCAATCAAGATGAACGCTTCCTCGATTGGCTGGCCTTGCCTGATCCTTTCAGTGGTGCTATCCGTCACTCACTGCTGAAGGAAGCATGGGGCCGTAACGAAACCGCCCGAGTGCTTGCCTTCTTCAACGGCTTCCTCTCTGAAGAGGCGGCTGTGGTCCCGAGAGCAGAGCCGGCTCCCTCGCCCAAGGGCAAGGTCCCGCTCGAAACGCTGGCGGCACCCGGTCGAGCTAAGACGGCGGCATCCACCACTGGCCCCGCCGAGAAGCCGGTCATCACCCCTGAGCAGATCACGCAGCACTACGCACGTTCGGCGGCCGGCTACTACAGGGGCCGGGAAGCCGAATACCAGCAGATGGAACAGGCCATCGCTGACGCCGTGCGGGAGGGCCGGATACGCCGGGGGTAATCCCAGCTCCAAACTCTCATAGAGGCCCACGATGGCTTTTGGCGTCGCAACAGGCGGCACAACCCCGCCCATCTTCCCGACCGGTTCGTCCGGCAACACCTTCTCGGCCACCGGGTTCATCCCCGAAATCTGGTCTGGGAAGCTGGTCGAAAAGTTCTATGCGTCGACTGTTCTGTCGGCGATCAGCAACACCGACTATGAGGGCGAGATCAAAAATCAGGGTGACAAGGTGCGCATCCGCACCAAGCCCACGATCACGATCCGCGACTACCTCGCTGACGGTGCACTGACGCTGGAGCGCCCGGCGGGCAATCAGGTCACGCTGAACATCGACAAGGGCAAGTATTTCAACACGATCCTCGACGACGTCATGGACGTGCAGTCGGATCTGAATGCTCTGTCGATCTGGGCCGACGACGCCGCTCAGCAGATGAAGATCACCGTCGACACGCAGGTGCTGGGATCCACTGGCATCCTCGGTCAGGCGGCGACCAAAAACAAGGGCGCGACGGCGGGGCAGATCACCTCCTCGATCAACCTCGGCGTCTCGGCTACGGGTCCGCTGACGGTCGTCGCACGCTCCCCGTCCGCAGGTCAGGTCGAAATCCTCGACGTGCTCCTGCGCCTCGGTCAGGCGCTCGACGAGCAGAACATCCCCGAGCAGGGGCGCTGGGTGGTTATGCCCGTCTGGGCTGCGACCTACCTGAAGTTCTCCGACCTGCGTCAGGCGTACCTGACGGGCGACAGTGTCACGGTGCTCCGCAACGGGCGTCTGGGCATGATCGACCGCTTCACGCTGTACGTCTCCAACCTCCTGCCGCGCGGCGCGGCCGGTGGTCTGTCCGGCTCCGAGGACATCATCTACGCGGGCCACGCGCACGCGCTGACGTTCGCCTCGCAGATCAGCAAGGTCGAGACGCTCCGCTCCGAGAGCACCTTCGGCACCATTCTCCGTGGTCTCCAGATCTACGGGTATCAGGTGCTCGATGGCACGGCGCTCGCGCAGGCCGTCGTCGTCAAGGGCTGATCCCAGCCATGACGTGAGGGGGGTCGGGTGATCCCGGCCCCCTTTCTCTCTGGAGCGCGCGATGGCCCTCGATACCGTCTCCGATTACCTGTCGACCGCACGCACGCTGCTGCAAGACCAGTATAGCGGGCAGTATCGGTACTCCGACGCGGAGCTGGTGGCCGGGCTCAACCTCGCGCTCTTGGAGATGTACCGGCTGCGGCCGGACCTCTACATCGGCATCACGACGGTGCCGAGCTACAGCGCAGGCTCCCTCGCTACGCAGGTCGCCATCGACCAGCGCTACCGCACGGCGGCCCTCTACTACATCTGCGGCCACGCCCAGTTGCGTGACGAGGAGCAGACCGAAGACGCCCGGGCGGGTGCCTTCATGAGCAAGTTCCTCGGCCAGATGCTGACGGTGCAGGCATGACAGCCAACAGCGACATCCAGCGCCTGATGAACAACCTCCGGGTGAGCCTCCCGGGCGCTATCGACAGCGCAATGCAGCTCGAAATTTTCAACGTCATGAACGACTTCTTCCAGTCCACGAAGGCGTGGCAGGAGGACATCCCGTTCACGACGGTCGTTGCCCGCACGAGCTATGACATTGTCCCGGCAAGCGTCTCGCAGATCGACAGCCTCATGGTGGTGCTCGATCCGAACAGCTTTCCCGTGGACGCGGCGATGCAGATCCCGGGCACGGTTACCCTGCGGGTATCGCCGACCGTGGTCCAGCAGCTTGTCGCCACGGTGGCGTTGACGATCACGGACCCCGTGGACCGGGACAACTACCCCGTGTTCCCGCAGTGGCTCCTGAGCAAGCACAACGACACGATCAAGTCGGGCGTGCTGGCGCGCATGATGGCGCAGCCGGCCAAGCCCTACACGAACGCGGCGCTTGCCACCTTCCACCAGCGCAACTTCGACGGCGGCTGCTCCAAGGCCCGCATCGAGGCCCGGCGCAAAAACACGTTCGGCACCCAGACGTGGCGCTTTCCATCGAGCTTCGGCGTGCGTCGCCGCAGGGGGTTCTGATCCATGGCGATCCAGATCAAGCACAACTTCACCTCGGCCAAGGCTGACGGCGTAGACAGCACGCAGGTGCAGCCGTCGAACTGGAATGATGTGCATGCGCTGACGATGGCCACGGCCAAGATCATCGGCCGCACGACGGCGGCCGCAGGCGCGGCAGAAGAAATCGGTGTCGGCACGGGCCTCTCGCTGAGCGCTCTGACCCTGAGCCTTGTCGCGTTCACGGGTGACGCGGGCGCTGGCGGCGCGCTGGGCGGCGTCCCGGCCCCGGCTTCGGGCGATGCCGCTGCGGGCAAGGTGTTGGGCGCTGGCGGTAGCTGGGTGGTCGTCGCAGGCGTGACCTACGCGACGGCTGCGCAGATCAATGCCATGTCCGCGACCACGCTGACGCCGGTCTCGAACACGATCACGCCGGACCTGACGACCTTCGTGAACGGGGCCTACACCCTCACGACCGGGCAGGCGCTGACGCTGGCCAACCCCAGCTTGTCAGTCGCCGGCAAGCAGCACCGCATCCGTCTCCAGCAGCCCGCCTCGGGCTCGGTGGGCACCATCACCTTCGGCACGGCCTACAAGAAGGCGGCGGCCGACAGCGCGGCGCTCACGGCGTCGCTCGGGGCCGTGGACTACCTCTACCTCGACGTGCGGTCCTCGACCGAGATCCTCTACAGCTTCAAGCGTCAGGTGGCCTGATGAGCAGCCTGAAGCTCCGCAAGCGTGGTCTGATCTCGGCACCCGCCGTCCTGCGCCGGCTCTGGGAGGTCGACCTCTCCCTGCTGCCGGCCGACGTGCGGGCGATGCTGCCCGGGATGGCACCGGGCGGCGCTCGCTATGGCACCACGCTCGTCAACTCGGGGAGCCAGACTTTCACGACTACGGGCGGACCGTTCAGCTTCACGGTCCCAGCCCACAACACCATGAGCTTCACGATCTGGGGCGCTGGGGGCGGGGGCGGTGGCAACTCAGGCGGCGGCGCTGGTTCGGCCGGCACGGCCGGTGGCACGTCCACCATCGTCTACAACGGCGCGAACGTGC